TTAAATGTTCCACTAATATCTTTAAGTTGCATTGTAGTATAGACTTCAAATGGAGAATCTACTGTTACGATTCTATTTGTCCCGTCATATGTCTTAATTTTTCTAATTTGCCCAGATCCAAAACCCGACTTCAAATAAATTGAAGATCCAGTGTAATATCCATTAATAGGAGAAGCACCCCTATCGATAACTACATTATAATCATTGATAGTTGATATCAAGTATCCTGAATAAAATGTATGATAGCTATTTCCTCTATTAGTCATTCTAATAGTGTCGATAGTTCCACCAACGGCATTTTCAGTTACATCTGCGTCAACATTAACAGGTATATAAGATATAGTAGTAAACGCTGCATTTGCTGCTGTGTCGAGCGTATACATATATTTCCAAATATAACCATCAGAAGTACCGAATGTTCCACTAGTAGATTTTAGAGATGGCTTTACGACAGATTTAGCCCCATAGTTATTGTCAATACACTTATACACTTCATAGTTATTTGTCATGACATAGAAATTTTTATTATAAAGATCTCCGTCATCTTGGTCATAAAAATCATATACATCACCGGAAGTCCAATTAATTCTTGGAATCATGAAAGCTACATTTTGCGGTTGAAGTAGCTTTCCAAAAGCCATATCTTTATAAAGTTGTGACTCATGCTGGGATATGGAGGCTGCAGCAGTAGTAGCAACAGTTGTTTCATTTCCACTACCATCTAGCCACGCATGCTGCTTTCCAAAATACAAATAATATGAATTATAAGAAGACGTTATGTTATTAACAAACGAATTAATAATATCAAGATAATGGTGAATAGTTAATACTGCCATGGACCTACCTAGCGTTGTTTCTTATATTTATTAGTAATGAAAGGCGTATTATAAGCTTTGGATATTAAAATACACCGGTTGAGAATCCTCTTCTATGAGATAACTTCTTACAGAAAATTTACCATATAAAGCTATTCCACTTGGATGGACTAAGTCTTTAACTAATGCCTTATATGTTTCTAGCATTCTTGGAGCTATTATTTCGTATGAGAAATCCTGATAATACTCGCTATCTTGAATTTTACTAGACCCACTTACAAATCCCTTATTATCTTCATAGTAGCCACTTCCTAAACCGGTCAAATCCACTACAGTAACTCCAGCGACACTAGCTCCTGAACTACTAAGGCCAGTAAGGTAGATATATTCTTTATCTTCATAGCCAAAACCAGAGTCTATTATATTCAGAGAAGTAACTGTACCATTTGATGATCCCGCAGTAGTTTTAATTACAGCATCTGCTCCCCAATAACCGCCTATTCCATTTGGTATTCTTAGATTGTATATATCTGGTTCCACTATTTCCACAGTAGGAGGATACGTATATCCAGATCCTTGATTGATATTCTTGAGATATGATATAGTACCTATAGTAAATGTCTTTGAATTAAATACCTCTGCCATTTTACTGTCTAAGTTCACTTTAATAGATGCTCCAGCGTTAAATAGCGCTCCAGATTGACTAAAGTCAGTTTTTCTATATACTGACACTACATTAGCAGTAGTTCCAGATGTTGTACCAGTTATTATAGATCCTGGAATAAAGTAGCCTATAGTATCAACATCTCTATTTTGCTGATATACTTCCAGATTACTGGCTGTCGAACCAGCGGTATTAACAGTAGCATTTCCAGTAATTGTAACTTTATCGTGCTTATTTAAGACCATTATGGTTGATCCAGTTATACTACTACTTAGTATAATTCCAGGAACCAAGTTTGCTATTTCCATGGCAGCATCTGTTCCAGTAATGTTTAGCATATTTTTGTCAGAGTTATAAACTCTTAGGTCTGTTACGCCAATTGTATTATTTGATAGAATCTCATTATTCGTAACTGCACCACTCATATATCTGACATCTAGAGCCATAACGTTTGTTGATGAAGTGACGTTCTCATTCGTAAATGAACCGCTTGCGGTGTCAAATACTAGCGTAAATCCTGCAGTTGCATTCTCAAGCCTCTCATCCTTTGAATTTTCTATGATATCTCTAAAAACTGTCACAACTTGTCTATCTACAATATCTCCAATTGCAAAAGTTGCACCTGATCCATAAGTCAATACGCTAACTGATGATATCGTCGCATTTATAGAAGATGGGAAATTAACATTATTCGTTGTTATTATATGGCCTGATTGAAATATTCCATTATTTGATCCAATTAAAATAGTAGATGTATTTGCAAATACTATAGTGCCATTAGCCCCAGTAGTACGCTCATATACCGTATCACCTATGCGAGTAGTGAGATCGCCGTCAGATCCAGTATATGATACGGTAACATTCCCATGCGCAGGTGTAACAGTTATTTGCGCGTTGGTACTAAATCCATAACCCCCATTAATTAGAATAAAATTAGCTAATCCTGAAGTTTTCTTTATAGAATTAACTCTGGCAATAGCCTCACTTCCCTTACCATAAACCCTTAACTCATCACCAATATTATATCCAGAAGCTCCATTTAATATGCTAATGGCCGAGAGGGATCCAAAAATATTAGGAGAATTACTATCAAATTCAATAGTTCCGGGTGAATAAATTCTATCCCCGAATTTAAAGTTTCCCTCAAGATTGGAAAGATAGAGAACATTAATAGTTTTACCTTGAACTTTCTTCTCAGAATAGCTTTCAACTACTGCAGATGCATTTCCGCTAGAATAAATTATCTTTCCAACCAATTGTTGTAGGTATGGATGACTGGAAATTTCAATATACTTTGGAATTACATACTTAGCAGAAGATGGCTTTAATACATCTTCACCTGGAATGTAGACATCGATATCTTCATTGAATAGGAGTCTAAAGAGAAGATTATATGATTCTTTGGTTCCCTTTGACTTATATAACTCTACTATGTGCTTTATCAAAAATCTTTTATTAGCCGCAATATTTTCGGGAATATTGTTGATGTATTTTTTCTTAAAATAAGAAATATACTTAGTCATGGTATTATCTAGGTCGCCGCTATCTATGAGTGATCTAGATTGACCTATAGTGTTTTCAGGCAATTCAAGCCATTCGTAATATGACTTAACGAATGCTATAAAATTCTGACCCTCTTCCCTATAGAAAGCTGGAAACTGAGACTCAATAAATGGTGATATAAATTTTTCTATCATTTTATTGGAATAGCCTTAATGTTTATGCTTCCCTCTTCTATTTCAACTATATTATTGAAATTAGCATAGATATCCGTATTAAGAGGCTTAGCTCTTATTTCAATTCCTACACTATCAATAAATTTTATGATATTAATATTTCTAATCGATATAATCCCAGTTGTATAGTCTATTGAACCAACGGCTGTATACACTGAAGAATTATTATTTGTAATTTCTTTAATATAGATGACTGGATTCTTATTTAATACGATATAATTTTCCAAATCAGCTGTTCTTTCAAAGCTTTTAACATTTGGATTATAGTCTGTAAATTCATAAATCATGCCGTCATTTACAACAAAGCGACTACTAGTTATTGTTCCAGGTTGTAGAGGATTACTCATATTAACCTGAATTGCCTGATTAACTCCTAGAGTAGGCTGAAATGGCTTGTATATGTGAGCTACTATTTGATTGCTTATTATGCTCGTATCTGTATTATTAATAGCAGTCGATAATTTTGATATTCTCAAGGCAGTGTCAAATCTCTGTAGATATGTAGTATTAAATGTCTTTATAGCATTCTTAATCCTGGTTATAATTTCTGCAGGACTATTTGTAGTATTATTGTAATTAATGTCTGCGTTGATATCTAGCAAGACATATATGTATCCGGGATCAATTATTTCGTTTTTTATATTGATCATCTTCTTACTATTAAGATATGATATAACGTCGCTCTTTCTTTGGTTAGAAAGTGGAGCTCCGGAATAAGTAGTCGGAGATATTATTACAGTGCCATATCTAAGTGTTCCAGTAGCTCCCGACTCTTCTCCTCCATACACTGCAACATCCTTGATATCCTTAAAATTATCTAAGATGAGAGTTATATAGTCGTTCGTAGTTACAGCTCTATCTTGAGCTTGATATGATCTTGGAGCTCTAAATCTAATAGACTCTATACTCTCCGTATTTGCACCGGCAGTAGATGGATAGGGAGTTATAATAGTAGCTTTAGCTGTTCCACCGTTAAAGATTCCAAGATCTCTATCTAGATAAAAATTGGTAATTCCACCGCCATTTGTTCCTTGAGTAGATCTATAATTCACTGTAATTCTGGAAGAATTGAGTGGCCTCTTACCGAATACGCCATCACCAAAAATAACTTCATAGCCAGTTCCATTGGCTTGTATGAAGCACACAGTTGATGTCGGAGTCAAGTTATAGATGTTCTTAACTACGCTAAACGTAGTCGGTGTTATATTATTATTCTCATAAACTGAAATAGTCAAGCTATCAATATCTACATTCTCATCAGTAATTAAGAATCTTTGATTTTCTATACTGTAATCCATAATAAATGTATCATTTAAAAATATGCCTTCATATATTGGAACATCGCCAAAACTGAAGGTATCTGTCGTAGATGTAGTAACTAAGTTCTTGTCAGTAGTGTATACAAAGCTTCCATTAGAGTTAACTCCAGTAAATTGAGTTCCTTTGGGAATCTCAAAACTGCCGGTTATTCCATTTACAACAAATATTAAGTCTAGTTGAGCTTCTGGAGATTTCATAGAAGAAGGAGTATAATTTATTTCCTTGGCATGAGATACTACTGAATCTCTCAACTGGGCTGTATCCAGAAAAGATTCCGAGAGCGCCATATTCAGATAAAAGCTATTTAAATATGTATTGTAAGATAGAACATCTAATAGAACATTGATATTTGATCCCTCAAAATTATAGTCTTTAAATACAGACTGAGATTTCAAATAAGTCTTAAGATTGTCCTTAAGAGTGTCAAAATCTAGGGAAGTTAAACTTATAGAGCTATTTGCCATTTATCTTACTCTTCTTAGAACTACATCTAATGTTATTGGTTCATTACTATTTATTAGAGAAAATACAACGTTTACTATGACTGAATTCTGATCTGCAGTAGGATACACTGCCACATTTATTAGATTAGCTCTCTTTTCATTATACTTTATAGTATCTCTAATACTATTTGAGATATTGTATGCAGTCAATTGGGTGAGAGGCTCAAATAGATAGCGAGTGATGTCTCCACCGACAAGCGGTTGAAAAAGTCGCTCGCCTCGCATGGTAAAAATTAGATTCTTAATGGACTGCCTAACTGCAGCCTCATTAGTAGTTTTTCCCAGAGTTCCAGTTAGAGGATGCCTATCAAAATTATTTAAGAAATCACTATATTGCTCCACATTGGTACTGAGTTGCGTAATATTATCAGCTCTTGCCATTTTTGTCTTCTCTATGCTAGAATTTAACCCAAAATATCAACAAAAAGGCCGGAACCTGTAGCTACTGGATCATTATGACTTGAGCTGTCCGGACTAGAGTGATCTCCCACACCTATTACATATTTACCATCTATACTAATAAAGTTTTGCTGCGGAATTAGTTGTCCATTACCATGGCTGCACGCGTCTCCTGCAACTGCCCAAAATTGACCATCAATGGTTACATAATTTTGACCTAAAGCGATAGTAGTAGCGCCGCAAGATCTTAGATCTAAATTTCTATGAGCAAATGCCATACTAACCTCTTATAAATTTAACAGTTGGAGCTTTTATTGTAACTCCAGTTGGATCTATTATTATCATTGAAGTACCTACCTTTAGAGTCATTAAAGTAGTACTCTCTATTAGTATAGGGCCTTGATCAAATAATCTAAATCTACCTGCATCCAACTTTATGTCTATATTACCCTTCTGACTATGAATTCCATATTCTCCATTAAGCATCTTGTAATGCTGACCTTTAACAGACAATACATAGTCGCCGACTATACTATGAGATGTATTTCCAGTATGCTCTGTAGTGATGTTGCCATTAATTGTTGTAAATTTATCACCTGAAACATGTTGCAATTCAGAATCGCCAGATCCACTTATCATAATCCCGCCGGCTCCCTGATATTGGTTTCCTTTTATTTCTTGGGTTGCGCTGCCATCGACATTAGTTCTCTGAGTTCCACCCACCTTGGTATCATTGTGCCCATCTACGGTAGTTGATACTCCATCAGCATGATAGTTGTATGTTTTTCCAACAACTGCCTGAACAAATCTTCCAGTCCTATCAATTTCGACGTAAGATCCTTGCGTATGAGCTATACGCAAGCTTTCCATTCCTGGAGCATCATTTATATGAATCTCGTGACCTCCGCGAGTTATAGTAGCCTGATTGTAAGGATACTCTGTCTCGAAGGTAGAATCTGGGTGCTTTACATTATTTGGATCTGTCGCCATTTATAACCTCGTTACTTTTAAATCGTATTTTGCTCCATTAGAAAGAACACTAGATACCGATACAGCTTTTATATTTGGATTCGAATCTAGTTTAGCATTTGCATATGCTAAAGCAGCATCTTTAGTGTCTTGATCATTTTCAGCTGCACTCTTGACTAGAGCTGCTTGCATAGCATTTTTTTTCACTGATAAGAGAGCTTGATTCTTTGTAAATTGAGTTATCGCAGTTAGTACTGCACCTGCCTGAAGAAATGAAGTTGGAATATGACCACCGGTTGCTAATCCTATAAGCGGTGCTAAGCCTGGAATGAGTTTGCTTGCAAATCCAGAAATACTATTGAGAGAGACACCAGCTCCGAATATTGCGCTTAGACCAGCATCAGCCATGGAACTTAGAGCACCACCCAATAAGTTATCGAGAGCTCCTGCAACTGCTATGCCAGCATCTAGCATAATTACACCTCTCATGAAATCACCCAATATACCATTGTTTATATCATTAGTCATTCTATCAGTATGAATGAATTCAATTTCTTCCTCTGCAGAGATATAGTTTGGCTCATCAGAGAGTCTTCTAGTCCATACTAATCCTATATTATCAGGAGCAATCCATGTTATGAAACCTGGATATGGATCTTCATCGATAGAATAATATAGCTTAACGTATAGATCTGGAGGGAAATCTAGGATAAATTGCGAAGGAGGCTTTTTACTGGTAAGTGTCTGTACAGCAACTGGAGGTTTTTTCCGAGTTACTACTCTACCTCCATTTGAAGCCGCGTGATTAAATAGATCCATCTGGGCGAGTGATAGTATAGCGGCTAAATTAGCCTGCATGAGATGCTGGAATTGAAGAGCAGTGCCTATTAGGTCTAGAACTGGACCTAAACCCAAACTAGAAGCTAGATTTAAGAGAGATCCAGTTAAAACAGCTCTCGCCAGAGACTGTAATCCACCTGGACTAGTAAGAACCATAATATTTCTAACAGTAATGTAGCTTTTAGTCATATTAGATAGTGGAGAACCTTTACCCATTGGATCCACACTCTTTGCAGTATCTAGAACATCTCCTTTATTATTCTTATCAGCAGAAGCAGTAGTCGGAGTCTTTGGCTCCTTCATCTTCTTCTCAACATCTTTAGTAATTATAGATCCAAGTGTATTTGATACAGAATTAACTATTTTTTCACCGGCATCGATTGCCGCTATTCCTAATCTAGCAGCGAATAGAGCGGAGTATGGATTGTATGGGTGAGGATCAGATGCTTGAGCTGCAGATGGAATACTACCGAAGCTATAATCAATCTCAATAATTCCATCGGTATTTGACCCGCTCTTTGGATCACCAGATTTACCAAAACTTCCCATAATTATTGGATACTGCTGATCCTTGTCTGCCCAAAAACCAATAATCTTGGAACCTTTCACTAACCCAACAGGAGCAGTTCCTAATTTACCATGAGCCGCAGAAGTGGTTGATTGTAGAGGAAGTGCCCATGGAAGATCTTTGTCGGCGATATTCATCTCATCATCATATGCACTCAAAAGACGAACCTGCACTCTACCTGACTCGTCAGGATCCTTGACATTAACTACTTCGCCTATCCACCATGAAAACGAATTTCCTAAATTCTTTTCGGTCATACGCCTTTCTCCGGATTACCCTTAATGCACTCTACAACACATGTGTATCTCGGATTTTCACCAAAAAAACCTATGTCATGATGTATTCTAGATATTAAAAAATTACCTGATAGAAACGTGTCATTCTCTTTATTTCCAGTAGTACTAACTTTATTTGGAATATCCAATTTAATAACTGCTCCCGCCTTCAATACAAAATCGCCATAAGTTCTAATCTTCAATGCACTCTCTAATAATATTCCAAGATATGCCTTTTGATTGTGAGCTATCTCAGGTATATGAGTATTAGCTCTTGCCGAGTTATCCTCCGGTATGAATAGTGTTTTTGCATTCTTAGGATTACCATATTTCTGTCTCAATTCGGAAGATAATAGATTACCGTCACCGCCGGAAGCGTACTTCTCAGAGTCCGAAGTAAGTCTCTTTTTATTAAGTGTGTGAGTTCTAAAATCAAATGACACTACATCAGTAACACTATGCGTTAATCTATCTATGGTATTGAATTGAGTAGGTATTTCAAGCGCCAGTAATTGATCATGAGTTATATTTTCTATATTGCTGTTTAAACCGTCAGACTGCTGAAAAGTTTTTACTGGACTTCCCTTAAAGAGACCCTCTACGGTAGAAAATTTAAATATTTGGTCTGATTCTCCGCGAGTCTCAAACAAGACAAATACTGAAGACTTATTTTGAGTAGATGTAGATCTCAGCTTTATCATGTTTATAGCATCATATGGAGCATAACCAGCAACCTTAATATGCTGAACACCTTGAGTTTCTTCAACCTCTATTTGCTTCTTTGTCTTTAGATAATCGGTAAGAATCGTCTTAATAGCTGAAGAGTGCTGAGTATTAAACGCATGCTTTATAACGCATGTCTGTGCATATAGAGCTTCCTCAGATACTAACTTTAGCGTATATTGCTTTGACTTTAGGGAAGAAGTAACTGTTCCAACTCCGTCGATGGCTTGAACTCCAAACTTATAGTTCGCCGTCACTCCCCCGGGTACCTGAAAAGACATGTTTACAGTCTCATCACCGATTATCTTTATTTGACCTAGGTGATCATCTGTATCAATTAGAACTAGATCTGCCACCATTCCCGGAGTAAATATGCTCTCGTATATCGATAGACTCGCGAATGATGAAGCCACATCCAAAGATCCCCTGCTGGATGTTATTTCTAACTTATTAGTTATGATATCGCCAGGATTATATGTTGACATATTACTTTAATAAGTTTTCTAGAGACTGTGCAAATTGTGTTGAGTACTTCTTATCAACGACTCTGATACTCTTATTGGTCTCATTTTTTTCTCTCTCATAATCATACACGCTAACTGCATCCCAATATACCTCTTCACCGACTTCTATATTATTCACTAGATTTGTAACTGCAGTAAACACAACATTCGAGTGGCTATCTATTCCATAGATGTGACTTGAACCAGTTATGCTGACACTCTCGCTAGTATAGAGAGTTCCCGAAACGTGATGAACGACGAGAGAACTCGTATTTGAGAAAACAACCTGCGCTTTTCCTGGAATTACATTATTATTAAAGACTATCTTTACTATCTCGTCTTTAATGAAATTATTTCCATTGCAATTATATTTTATTACTGAATTGGTATTAATTTTCCAGTCAGACTTCACTCTAACATACTTAAGAACCCTATCAGAATTCTGATCGTATACAGGTTGCCAATACTTATGATGTGTTTCTTGAAGCGCAGCGTACTCTGTTAGGGTTAAGTTCTGTTCCTGGTACCAATTATTAGTGTAGTGATGTATCTTATTTTGCAAAACATATGAGCTTATTCCATACTTCTTCTGCATCACACCATTAAATGTATCATCATCCATGTACCAGTCATAGTAAGGATCTACTATATTATTCGAGATATATATTAGCCAAGTCATGTATTGGTCATTATAATAGTAGTTAGAGAGTTGATCAGCTCTCTCACCATCTGATATATCATACTTGTAGAACAAATATGGGTTATTATAGAGACTATCTACTATCTTAACCCTCTTAGTTATATCAATAGCAAGTTGATCATTGTATACTATCTTTGAAAATTTATTAAAATATTTCTGAGCCATTATTGACCTCCACCTGGCATAGAAGGTGGATATGAAGGTGAAGCTGATCTTAATCCGGAATCTATTATATCTTCTTGAAGCATGTATTCGATTTCTTGAAGAGTAACGCTAAGACTTACTTCTGTAGGAGCATGTGTAGTTTTAAAGAATGATGGGCCATTTGGCGCAAAATTAACTGCGAGCGATTTAACAACGCACATCTTAAAGTTATATAGGTATCCCTGAGGAAATATAGCTACCTCTGCCATATTTGGATAATTTAGTAGGATACCGTTAGTACCAGTAGCAAGAGATGGAAGCATATTAGACTTAAATGCATTTATTATATTATTTAACGCATCTGACTCGGCGTAATTTCTAGGAGCTAATGTCCAATCAAATTGATGTGATCTAAATGCGGGAGACTTGTATAGCATTGTTAGGAAGGGATTCTGTGATAGTCCTGCAAGTTGAAGTCCAGCTGCTGCATTACCTTGTCCTATAGTGTTAGCAGCAATTTGTGCTCCAACTCCAATAACACCTGCGTTAACTGCATCGGCAGTTGACTTAAGTCCATCAGCAAGACCTGAAGAAAATGCATCTCTAATTTTTCCCTTATCTTTTAGAAGCTGTTCAATTCCTGCACCTGCCACTGGTTGGGCGTCTTGTGCCCAGTCGGCATCCAATTGATCTCTAAGGTTATTTGGAACAGGAAGCATAATTCCTCCTGTTGGAATAGCAGTAGGTTGGTCAAATATAGATCTTCTCTCATACTTCTTAAATTGAATAGCCATATAAAAATTACGACCAATACCTGGATTAACAAGATCAAGCGGGAACATAAAATCCCCGCCATATGCTCCACGATATGCAGGAGCCAGTGGACCATTATAAGCAGCTTTACCTAAATTATAAGCTGCATAGCCCACGGCAACTCCAGCAAATCCTGCTCCAACTTGGTCGATCGTCGGCAAAGATACCATTCTTTTTTTCCTATAAATATTACTATTAAATCCCTATATCTTTATTTATTGAATAATCAAGCAAACTTACATGAAAACATATAAAGGTTATTTTAAACCTAAGCATCCAGAAAAATATAAGGGAGATCCAGCAAATATCGTTTATAGGTCCAGTTGGGAGCTAAAAATGATGATGTATCTAGATGACCACAGAGATGTGATACAGTGGTCCTCTGAAGAATTCTGCATACCTTATAGATCTCCCATAGATGGAAAAATACACCGGTACTTCCCAGACTTCTATGTTAAAAAGCGCAATGTAAATGGATTGATAGAGGTTGCGGTTATAGAAGTAAAGCCGGCAATACAGACAGTAGCTCCCAAGGTTCAAAAAACACAAACCAAGAGATACATAAATGAGGTTTATACTTGGGGCATAAATAATGCTAAGTGGGAAGCAGCAAAAGAATTCTGCGCCGATAGAAATTGGTCATTTCATATATTCACCGAGAGAGAGTTAAATATAAAATTCTAATGGCATACATTTTCACAAAAATAGCCACTGCAGCTTCCAATGCTGGAATTACTCCGAATGCTTCTAACGAGGCGCGCAGTTGGTTTCGCGCTGCAGCTGGATCTCTGTCTTCTAGAAATGTTAATAGCAATAGAATGATGAATGACATGCAAAATGTAGTAACCAAGATAGACATAAACTCCATAGGAAGAATGTACATGTTCTTCTATGATCCAAAGAACAAAGACACTCTCCCATACTACGACACGTTTCCTCTAGTATTTCCAATAGGATTTAAGGACAATGGATTCCTAGGATTGAATCTCCACTATCTCCCGCCAGTATTAAGAGCCAAGTTAATGGATGCCCTATATACTACTGCCAACAATACAAAGTACGATGAGTCTACTAAGTTGAAATTATCCTATGACTTGCTAAATGGATCTGCTAGATTCAATTACTTCGCTCCGTGTCTCAAGCACTACCTGTGGAATCATGTCCCTGGCAATAAATATCTACATGTTGAAATAAATAACTGGGATACTGCGCTTATGCTACCTACACAGAGATTTCGCAAGGCTCAGATTGAGAAGATTTACAAAGATTCTATTAGCAAGGTATCATAATGCCATTTAATATAGCACAATTTAGCTCAAATATAGGTCAATACGGTGTCCTATCAAGTAATAAATTTATGGTATTTTTTAACACACCATACTCTGTTAGGGTTAGTCAGAATCAATCATCTGGGGGAAGTTTTCTAAACTTTGCGACAGAGAGACTCCTGCAACTTAGGGCAGAGCAAGCTAGATTGCCAGCAGTTCTATTGCAAACTGACAGCGTCAAGAGATACGGCACAGGCGTAGAGCAGAAGATGCCCTTCAACGTCCAGTTCGGAGATACGAGTTTCACGTTCGTAGCTGATGCTGCGGGAGAGTTATACAACTACTTCTATAACTGGTTGAATACGATTATAGACTTCGGTGGATCTCAGAAATATAGGGGAGAAGCTTCTTACGAGGTCAATTACAAGGATGACTATTCGACTAATATTGACATATACGTCTTTGACAATACCGGCGGATTAACTCATACAGTAACCTTATTTGATGCATTCCCAAATTCACTAAATGACATTAACCTAGACTGGGGAAATCAAAATTCGGCTATGAAGATTACAGTCGGATTTACATTCAGGGATTGGTCTCTAGCGCCAGCATCTGGAAATATACTGGGACTTAATATGGGAACATTTAATCCAGCATTCTTCTATCCAAATGCAGCAATATACGCAGTTGACAATTTACTTTCACAAGTATTTTAATAATATTAATAATGGAGTTTTGTAATGTTACCCAAGATATCATATCCGCAATTTGAATTAGTTGTGCCATCTACTAAGAAAAAGATGATGTTTAGGCCATTCCTCGTCAAGGAAGAGAAGATTCTTCTAATGTCTAAGGACAGCGGCGATGAGAAGGACATCCTAGTCTCTATCAAGCAAGTCGTTAATAACTGTTGTTTAGAAGAAAATTTCGATGTCACTACTCTATCTCTCTTCGACTTAGAATACATGTTCATTCACATTAGAGCTAATTCAGTAAATGACACTGTAAAGGTCTCTTACAAGGATAAAGAAGACGAGAAGATCTACGACTTCGACATTAAGTTAAAGGAAGTAGTCGTCGACTTCCCAGAAAATGTAAATTCAGTTATCAAGATAACAGAGAAGTCGGGAATTCAGATGAAGTATCCTAAGGTAACTCTGTACGAGGACAAAGAATTCCTGCAAGCAGGAGCAGACGCATTCTTCCAACTCATAGTACGCTGCATAGACAAGATATACGACGAAGACCAGATATACGACTGCAATACTTACACATTCGCTGAATTGTCCGACTATCTCGAGAATTTGGACGTCAAGACATTCGAGCAGATCAAGGAATTTATGGGTAATCAGCCAAAGTTACTATACACTATCAAGTATAAAAATTCACTGGATCATGATAGAGAAATCGAGATGACAACGTTATCTGATTTTTTTACCTTGCGCTGAATCACAATACCCTAGAGAATTACTATACGACTACTTTCTCTCTGGTTCAGCATCATAAATACTCAATAACAGAGATAGAGAATCTTATACCATTTGAACGCGACCTCTATGTTGAAATGATAATGAATTACCTCAAGGAAATTGAGGATCAGAGGAGGCAACAAAGTCAATAATGGCAAAGAAACCTATACCACTGTCGTCGGCTGATGTAAAGTCAGGTGCCTTCGTTGATCCTGAAACTGGAAAACCAAGTGCAGTTAATCCAAGTGTACTCGAGCAAATCGAGCGCGTTCAGCGTGAAATGGAGGAAGAGAAGAGGGCTAAAGAGGAAGCTGAAGCTGCTGCCTCTAAAAAGTCACTTCCTAAGACAAAGTCAGAAGGACCAAAGGAAGACGGCGAACGAGGCGATGAAGACGAGAATCTCAGGGAAGCTGCCAAGAAAGAGAAGTTATTCTCTAAGTCATTTCCAAGTTTATCAAAATTTCTTGAGCACATAGACCATCAAATAGGCGAGAATAGAAAGCAAAATGACCGCTTAGACAGGGATATGCAGGCCGTAGGCCAGACGCTAAATGAGACAAACAATCTCCTAAGTACTCTTAATAGCTATATGTACAGGTCTCTAGGAGTCCTGGGCAGCATCCTGAGCTCACTAAAGAGCAGCGGGGGAGATGGTTCCGGCGGGGGCGGGGGTGCCGGAGGAGGCAAGGGAACTTGGGGGGCAACAGTTATCGGTGCTATCCTGGGAGTAGCGGCTGCAGCAGCTCCTGATGTCTACAAGTATCTCACCGGTGAAGACGGGACAGACGCTGGATTAGTTCCTGGAGGAGATACTGATGATCCAGCCAGCATAGTTCCTACGCTACCAGAATCAGAAACTCCTCCTGTAAAAACATCTGACGCTACGAGTGTATCTACTCCAGACTTAATTCAGACTGTATCGTACGAACAGACTGATGACTTAGACAGACAGATGCAGGCTACTCAAGATTACCTAGAAATATCTCAAAAGATGACTGACAAGTTCGCTAATATGTCAGCTGACGAGCAGTCGAGTACTGACATGGGAGGTGCTTTATCTGCTCTAGAATCATCAGTAAAGTCAAAGTATGGAGTTTCGTCTTTCTCTAAAAATATGGCCGACTATAATAAACCGTCGGCATCTAGACTTCCAACTGCTCTCTCTACCGTAAGTCTAAACCGCACAAATAACACTGAAAATAAGCAATCTGATGCGATCAAGAATCTAGATAGAAGTACTAAGGGCAGTGAAAAGAGTAAGAATCTAACTTTAAACGCTGATAAGATTACATTCAACGCTGAAAATATAGAATTTAATCAGGAAGACGAAGCTCCAGATGGAAGTGAAGGTGGCCCCGATCTCGGAGCAAGTGGATCATATAAAGGGGGACTGGGTCCTCCTGGATTTAACGACTTTACTCCCACAGTTAAGCCAGAATTATCATCTATTAAGACTATGTCTGGAAAGTCTGTTCAAGTAGCAAAACAGTACGCAGATAGATTCCAGGGTTTCATCAACGACCTTGAAGCCGGCGGCTACAAGATTAATGACATCGGCGGTTATGCTAATCGCATGAATGTTAATAATCCCTCGGTTCCTAGCATGCACGCCTATGGCGCTGCAATAGATATTAATCCATCTGATAATCCAAATAACTCAACGACTACAAATCTTCCACCGGAAACAGCAGAACTTGCATCTAAGTGGGGATTAGGTTGGGGTATGAATTGGCGCAGTGTTAAGGATCCGATGCACTTCTCAGCCGCTCCAAAAGAAGGTGGAACTGGAGATATGGCTCCAAGCGCAGTCGCGTCTGCTACTCCGCAATCTACTATAGCTAGTGCAGCTCCACCGAGTGGTGCACCTGGATCTATAATTCCACAACAGCCAGCTTCCGGCAAGAATATGGCATTCGCGGCAGCTATGGCATCAGTTGCTGCTAAGTCATCTCCGCCTTCTGAAACTGTAGTCACCAATAATTTTCCAGCTAAGCCAAGCCCTTCCTCGGGTCAACCAGAAAAATTGAGAGATCCCAGAAGAGCCGGAAATGTAGAGCCATCTGATGCAGAATTTAGATTTTCAGCTGCATTTGGAATGGGTCGACCGCCTGAACACTCAGGGGCTCGATAAGATATGGCAAAGAAATCAGACTTTAGAGAAGCGGCTGCAAAGGAATCCCTAAATTCACTGGGAGATTCGTTTAGAGTCTTAGATGCATCTATTAAAAAGGTAGAGGAAGAAGTCAACGAATTAATTCAAGATTATAGTTATCAACTGCTGAGAGTCGACTATAATTTGAGGGGTTACGACTCCACTCTCAAATCTATAAACGCAAATCTAAAATCCATCAATAATGCTGCAATGAAGCAGTTGGGTTTACTCAATGATGTGCTTTCATCTTCCGGAAATCTAGGAGGCGATGACGATGGCGGTGGTGGTTTAAACATATTTAGAGGAAAGAATAAATTATCAGAAAATATAAAGAGACGCAGAAACGCTGAGAAAAGGGCCGCTGAGAAAAGGGCCGCTGAGAAACTGGCCGCTGAGAAAAAGGCCGCTGAGAAACTGGCCGCTGAGAAAAGGGCCGCTGAGAAACTGGCCGCTGAGAAAATGGCCGCTGAGAGAGAGGCTGAGAGAAAAAGGCTTACAGAGAACGCAGTAGCTGAAAAAGCAACAGCTGAAGAAGCAAGAAGGAACTTAGAGGCAGAGCTACAGAAGCAGGCCGCCGAGAGAATGGCTGCTGAGGAAAGATTAAAAAATCAAAATGATGCAATAAAGGAAACTAAACAGATTGAGTCTAATTCGAATAGACCGACTGATGCTAATAAAGTTGTAGAAGAAGCAAAAAAAGTAGCAGCTGAAAAAGTAGCAGCTGAAAAAGTCGCAGCTGAAAAAGTAGCAGCTGAAAAAGTAGCAGTTAAAAAAGCTAAAATAGTTGATTCAGCCAGTGGAATGGAGTTTCGTCCAGAAACACGTAATTGGAGTGATCCCACTAATAGTAATAAATTTATACCAAGGAGTACAGTTGCCAAATTAGGACTGCGATCAAGTTTTGAGATGATGGCAGAGATTAAATCTGGTAAACCACTTGAAAAAATGGCTACTCGCGTAGAGACTCGGCCGGAGATACCTAAACCTCAAGCCCAAAAGGCACCGGTGCCGGCACCAAAAACCCCTAGCAGGCTTAACGATATTAGACGTGCTACGCTTGGAAGTCTTCCTAAGCTTCCGAATCGTGCTAATCCACTAGTCAAATTTACACCTGGAATAGGATCAAAGGCTGCAGCTCTCATTTTCAGTGCTGGAGCCGCGGCGGCTGATGTCGTTATGAGAATAATTATTATAAAAGAAGTAGTTATGGCAGTATATGAAATGGGAATGTTGATATACCATAAAGATAAAAATGTAAATGAAAAATGCTTTAATATAGTTTCCCAACTAGTTGAACTGTATGGAATAATAGTTGTATCTACTATAATTGGTGAAGTCATAGGAGCAGCTATAGGAGCAATAGTAGGAGCCATTTTTGGTGGAGGACTCGCAGATCTAGTTACAATACCGGCAGGTATAGTAGCCGGTGTTGTAATCGCATTGACAATTCCTATTCCCGAAGGTACCGTAGCAGCTCTAACTGATTACGTAGTAAACTCACTCAGTAATGCACTAGCTTCATCTGAAGCTGATATGCCACAGTATGCA